TTAACAAGAACATGCTTAAAGTTCTCACTGAAGTTAACACACCTAGAGCTAATGCGATAACTCAATCTCTTAAAGGCCCCTACGCTGAGAGGATGAAAGAGTTGATGGGAGGACAGATAGCTGATTTAGATAGCCAGTGACAAACGACAAAGCCCCAAGGATGTGAGTCCAAGGGGCTTTTGTTTTGCCTATTGTTTTATGGTCAGTGCAAATGTCCTGCACCAAACTTCCATTCTTCTCCGGCCCAGTCATCTGACAATCCTCTGATGGCTTCTCGTACTGCCATTCCTTTAAGTTTCTTTAGCAGTGTTTCTGCCAGTGCTTCTAACTGTTCTCCATCTAACTCGGCATTGATAGCATATCCACAGTAGTGGCACACTTCAGCAAAGATAACTTCCACACCTAGGGAGTGGTGTTTCTGTATACGCTGCACAAGTCGTGGATGGTGGGAGATTTCTCTGTTAAGTTGTATGAATGGTTCAGGGAAAAACTCTAAGTAGGCCATTTAGATCATCCACCTTTCTAATCCATCTTCGCCTGAATAACTTTCTACAATCGTATTCATAACTTCTGCTTCCCAGAGTGCATCACCTAGTGCTGTGTGCTTAGCGAGTCCCAATGTCCTCACTACGATCTTATCTTCCTGCCTTTCGGTCAGAGGAAACAGGGCACGTAGTGTACGGAAACATCTGTTATTTTTATATGACCAGACATTATGGATACCATGTGCATCTAGAGAATGTCTTAGGATTGTGTTATCGAATCCAACATCATTACCCCACACAGCTACTTGCTTATCAGATGCTTGAGTAATAGTCACCAGCCAATCTTTGAAACTCATAAGAGCATCTAGGTAAGATGACTGACCGGAGAACACTGCGATACGTGGGCCAGCTTGTGCAGGTAGGTTCCACCAATCCATTGTTGAATCTGACATATCTAAGACACCTTCGGCAACTAGGGCTAGAACATCTTCATATCGAATAGTGGCATGGAAAGTTGTGGGGAAATCGGAAGGTAAGTAGTCATGATCGAATTGGGGAATTGCTGCACCAATTTGAAGGATACCTGCATTAGGTTGGGTGGATACAGTCTCCAGATCGAGGACTACATTGATTAGCTTAGCTTTACTCATTCCTGTACTCCCAACTCTTTGTCTGCTCGTGCAATCGCTTGTGCATCTGAGTAGTTACCTGAGGCGTATCGGGCAGATAGTTTCTTTAGGTTATGTGCAATGGTTTCTTCTCTGGTAATTCCGACTGCTTGCCTAAACGCTTCCATATAAAACTCTATGTCACCTAGTTCTTCCCTAGCATTCTCGAAATCAAGTGGCTTTCCATATGCCCAAAACTTCTTAACTGCATCTAACAATTCTCCAGCTTCTCCTGAGATACCAATGGCGCCATGCATTAGATCATCACGATGGGAACCCATAGGTTTGATGAGGCGAGATACGAATGTAGGATAGAAGTGTAGATTGATTGCATCCTGATCTGCTTTAGCTGTGCTGGTATTGTACATGTGAATATTTGTGGTCATGATGTTATCCTTTAACTGCTAGTTCTTCTGGGGTTAAGAAAGATAAGTCGGTAGTTCCATGCTTATCGTCGGTGAGAGTTTTCTTTCGCATTGGCAAGAATATACCTTGCACTGTTTGTATCTTCTCTGCTGTTGCCAACTTCCTGATGATATCACCTATGTCAGAAGTTTTCTCTAGGTCAGATGACACTAGTTTAATTAACTCTTTCAGGGTGCAACCATCTTTGGATTCGATATATGAGAGTATCTTATGAGTTACATCTGAGTTCTTAGATTTCCCGAATTCTCCTAGTGCTTTACTCATTAGGTTCTCTGCATAACTTAGGTATGTATTGGCTTCGACCACGCATCTTTCAGTAATGATCTTCTGTCTGGTAGATGCCGCGACAATGAGACATAGTTTGAGAAGGTGCGTGAACCTGCGATTGTAGTATGAGTCGAATCGCATGTCAGAGGGCGCAGAAGATACATTGTAGATGTGAGTAAGAAGTTTCTCTGCATCGCTGGTGTATGTGAGTTCTCCATAATGGTATGATTTAATTGCTTGCAATGATGTAACAATGTGGTGAGTCTCCTGTGGATCGGGGGTTCTTGGGAATGCAATGCGGCGTCCGTTTGGTTCACCATACACTAACAAGAGTCTTGAGAAAAATCCTTGCCCGAGAATATCGGGAGGGAAGGCAACAGAGAATCCAGTTGGAGTATTACCTGCTAGGATAGATACTGTTGGATTAGGGATAGATACTGACTTGCCTGTCTTAATCCGATTAGAGTAAGGTGGGCCTGTCCAATCCCAGAGAGAGCCGAGTATAGAAAGGAACTCTAAGTTACCAATACCAAAGAAGTCATTAGCTTCGTCGGCACCGATAAATGTAGATCTGATTTCTGAGTCGGTATCTGTTGCTGAACCCCATAGATTTTTATCTAGTATGTTTTCATCGACTGGCCTATCTTCATCGTCACCTGCTAAGTCCATTAAGAATTTCTCTTTGGATGTTCTCTCAGCACTTATGTTATTGTAACCTGCTTGCTTTAGGAGATTCTTCATCAGCTTGATAGCTGTAGATTTCCTTGTGCCTGCTGTTCCAATAAGCATTAAGTACTGGTTAGGGTAGATGTGTGAGTGACCGTGGGGGATGAATATGTTTCTCTCTAGTATAGCTCCAATGCCTGCAATCGCACTCCACCGATGGAACGAGGTAGGTACCTCAGAATCCTTGGTGTATGCTAGATAGTCAGTCAGGAAGCTAGTGGTCATGGTTATAAGGTTGTTATTTTATCTACAGCATCAGAGAGAGTTAATACGTCTGGAGGAATATCACCGTGAGTATTAAGCGAACGCTGGAGAATCATACGAAAGTCAGCTAGAGAAATCACATATAGCTTACTACCATCTTGAGTAGGTAATAGGATAGCTACATCACTCATTTCAGTGACCATGGTTGACCTCCCTGCTTTGCAGCTCTAATATCATATATGACTTGTTGATCGGTTACTTGGAAACTATCTAGCACGATAGCAGCAACAGGCTCATTCTGATACAGTCCTGTTTTCATGGTGTGCAACATAACCTCTGGTGTCATATCTACTTTAGTCCACATACCTTTGAGTGCTTCGAACTGCACAGAGATTTCATATACGGGTGGTGTCATTCTAAATCGCTCCAATATTTCTTGCCACATTTTAATGCGGCGGGTACGGTGAAAGTTCTCTCTACGCCTTTGATATCTTTTATAGTTACTGGTATTTCCATAAGTTCCTTTACTTTGTGTGCAAGATGTTCGTAACCCTCGCGATATTGAAAGAGAATTGAATCGTGGATCTGTGCTAGTAGTTTGAAGTTGTTTGGGTTAGGTAGGGCAACTTGTAAGAATACTTGTATCCAGGCTTTGTTGAGTACACATGCATTTAAAGATTGTGGTGGATGTGAGATGTAGGAGTTAAGAGCAGGTTTAGATTTAGTTGGATCAGAGAAACAGTAACGAGTCCAGCCTGTCGCACCTACAAGTTTCTTATGTAAGGTGACTTGTGTCTTGATCCATTGCTGGTAGTCAACACGGACAACAGGATAGGTACGAGAGAATACTTCGAGCAAGTGTTCGGCTACTTCGCGGAGAGTGTAACGTGGGGGAAGTTTGAGAAGTGTTCTGGCTTCAAGAATCTTGTCCTCTCCCATCGTGTCAATAAGGACAGCCCATCCCATATTGTAATTTGCACCGTGATTAACTCGCTTCGCCAAATCTCTGAGCTTTTTATTTTTAGTTTTCTTAGTTGTGTCATCGTATATGTCTGTATAAGGTACTCCGAAAAAGCTACTTGCATTTGTGGAGTGAAAGTCTTTGCCGGATGACACTGCCCTAATAAGGTTAGGATCTCCTGTAATATACGCTGTATCTCGGGATTCTGCCTGTTCGAGGTCACTCTCTCCAAGTAGAAATCCGTCATCAGCCATGAGTGTTGACTTAACGTCGTTGCCTCCTGGGATATTCTGAATCTGGAGTCCGCACCAGAAGTGGTGTTCTTTACTTGCCAGCCGTGCGGAATCCGTTCCATGCGGATTAAGTGCGTAGAGTATTCTTCCATTTAATTCCTTAGCTCCTTTCTTAGAGGTCTTAGTTATGTCGGCATCAGTCCGAAGATAAGTAGAAGTAAGCTTGCGGTCACCACGGATATCAAGTATAAGATTAAGAATGCGCGAATTAAGTGGATGTAATAGAATGGCTTTCTTAAGGTCTGTTTCATCCGTTGATTCCAGATGGCCACAGCCAAGTATAGCGAGTAACTTCTTAACTTGCACTGGAGAATTAGTGTTGAAGTCTGGAGTTGCAACCATGGTACGAAGTGTCTCATACTTATCCTCAATTCGTTGATCTATAATTACTCGGGACTCTGCAAGTCTTGTGAAGTCTCTACGGATTCCAGTCATCTCAGCTAAGATGCAAGGGAACAGAAGGGGAAATTCTTGCTGATAATTTTTATATGCCCAGAGAGGGGCTTGTGCAATCCAACCTAATAGGACAGCAGCAGTTTGGTGTGTATCTTTTGCATTGTATAGATAGTATTGCTCTAGGTCAGTAGTCTCTGCGAGGTCTTTCCAATACATGGAATCGCGCACGAAGAAAGCAGATAGGGAAGCTAGGTCTTTAGGGAGTTCTGAATACCAGGAGTGCATCAGGGTAGCAGTATCCCAGACATAGTTGTGCAGGATTAGGTTGTAACGCAGGAGATAGTTAATGTCATACTTACCGTTCTGGAGAATCTTTTGTGCAGGAGTTTCTAGGAATTTTTGCGCCCACGCCAGCGCCCAATCTGAATCCAAAGCGAGTACAGTGGATCGACTAACATAAGAACCAGAGACAAGGGTAAGAGTAGTGAAACCAATACAACGTATTGCAAGATTTTCACGGTAAGTTTCAATGTCAACCGCACACAGTGTTGCCTGAGATATGATATTGTATTCATGCTCGATGTTTGCAGGGGTGAGGACACACCAGTTGAAAGCGGGTGGGGTAATCCACGCTCCGGGGTTGATTAACTTGGAGACATAGCGTGAGGTAAGAAACTTGCCGTAGGGTACGGAGATTAGTTGGTGGAGAGGGTTGAGTATAACTATCTCGATACCATCCTTGCGGAATAGGGAACCTGCATAGTTATCAATAGATGGTGTCTTACGTGAAAAGTCTACAGGCAAGAGTTTGTTTAACAGGGTGGGGGAGGTTGTGATAACTTTAGTAATATCACGAGCCTTACAGTATGAGGATATTTCATACCATGTGGAGATTTCTTCAGTAATCAGAAAGACTTTAGCCGTACCTACACAGCCTTTCAGATGTGGGAGGTACGGCTTGTCTAATTGAGTACCTACAAAGAGTAGGGAATCATTCATTGCAGTAGTCTGTGAGAGGTTATTTCTGACAATCCCGATAGAGAGCATCGGAACATACAAGCTTATTGGTCACGTTTTGTTTAGCCCAAACTAACCAGCCTGGGTCTTTCTTGGCAACTTGTTCAGGCGTTAGACCCACGTGTTTACCAAATGTGAGTGGAGTCTGATCTAAATCATCAGGCTCATTAGTATCTCGTGGAATAACTATGCGTGAGGTAGGAGGGATACGTGCATTAGCTGTTGGTAAGTTGTCGTCATCAAATAAATCTTGGGGGATCATAGTAGAAAACCCACCTAAGTTATTAGCCTAGGCGGGAATCAGAGTGGTTAAGTTGCTGTCTGCCAATCTTCAGCTAACACATCCCCATTACTGGGAGACCAGGTTGAAATGGAACCATCAACATTCTTAATATCAAGATGGGAGTTGTATGTAATCAATGTACCTTCAGGATAGATACCCAATAAAGGAGGACGATTGACCACAAACTTACTACCTTGGACAAGGAACACGAACATTCCTTTACCATTCCAGCCAGTGCGTTGCATCTTAATACCATTCTTCAGATGCTCAAGAGCTTGGGAGAAAGTTAAGTTAGACATTGTTATGACCTCAAATGACTTCCAGAGAAACTAAGCGCAGCTTGTCATCTGGGTATTGTTCGTTACCTTTCTTGACCTTAGTTACGATGGCAACTTCTGCGTTCTGTGCACCATCCAAGATTTCCCGTGTGGAATTACCTGGGAATGTACCAGATAATGCTTTGACAACTTCTTTCAGTTCTCCTTGGCCCATCTCATTAGCTGTGCCATCTTTCTTACGCAGCGAGATGAATAGGAAGTTCTTGTCATCTTTAGCAGGTGGGACAGCAGTAGGCTCAGAGAGTTCCAGAGGTTCTACATAAGTGAATGTGATTTGCACTTGAAGTTTCTTGTCATCAATCTTAGATGTGAACTTAACTTTGTGGGCGCCAGCAGGGAAGATTTCCGTAGATGGTGCATCAGCCAGGTCATCGAGAGTTGCGTCAAGGATGTTGTCGAGGGAATCAAATGCGTCTTGTGTCATGATAAGATAGGATAGTTAGGTGGATTGATTGAGAAAAGATTTGTTAACGGATGAATTGTTTAGGTGCTAATGCTGTTTCTGGTGGTTGGTCTTCCTTTACTAGTGCTTTCATAAGAATCATGTAGTTAATCATGTCGTCGAATCGTCCTTCGATAGGCTCAGATAAGACTTGGGATTCGCCGCTTGCATCTTTACGCACATACGTGGCGATTGAATCATAATGCTTAGATGCATAGACCAGAGCAACTTGGAGGGGAGTGACTCCTGTAAGTTTGGCGCCTCTCTTAAAGTTGGCAAGTCTGTCTGCTGATCCTGCATATTCTTCTCCTTTGGTTATGAGTAGTTCGGCTGCTGATCTAACAGTGGAGTCTACCAGATTGTTAAAGTCTTCGATGTTCATACCTTGATCCCTGCTTTCTTCATTTCTACTTTACGATTCCACTCAGAGATTTCCGATTGAGGAGAACATATCATTGCATGTGTGTAAGAATCTGCTCCATTGTTTTGTGACTTATACCGTTCAATACGTGGCATACGATGTACTTGTTTTGTTGAACGTCGTGATGTACTACGGCGGGGAGCTAAAGAACCTTCTGTGCTAATAGCTGCACCCATAGCTGCAATGGTCGCAGCTGCAAGAAGAGAATTGAGGGAAGATCGAGAAGATAACATGATTGATTTCCTTTAAGTTGATAAGTTATTTGGGTTTGTTTGCGTTGATACGATCCATTATTGATCCGACTTTAACACCTTGTGGCGCAGTCCCTGTCGTAATAGTAGTTGACAACTTTGTAAGGGCGTCAGTGGCTTTGCTATTTTCTGAGGGGCCGGACGGTTGTCTAAACATTTGTATGAGAGCTTGGGAAGGACTAGATTCAAGTACAATGCCGGTGCGAGAACCAGTATTAAGGTTAGCAGCCGACGTAGTAGATGAATAAAAGTTATGCTTTTTGTTCTTAACTTCTGCGTACACAACATGGTCGAAATACTTAGCAGTGTTGCGAGAGAAAGCGCGGGTGCCAGCAACTGGTACAAGTTTAACCTTTCCATCTTCCAACTCCGCTTCTGTTTCATGGGAGATACATACTATGTTGAATGGGGCTTGCTGCACATGGGAGAGAAAGATTTCCATGAGCTTACCGAGATTTCCCCAGTCTGAGTAATCTAATTTGTAATCATCAGGCTGTCCTTTAGTGATGTGTGCAATTGCTGATGCAGTAAGTTGGGTAAGTGAATCAAACACAACAACTGTGTCCTCTCCAAGCTTAGATAGTTCGAGCGATGTTGTGGGTGCATTTGCCTTCTTACATACGGGGCATCCAACTTTTCCATGTTCTTCACATATGTCAACCGGGCCTCCCTTGATAAGTTTAAGGCAAGTTTCAATTGCAATGGGGTAGGATCTGGTATCAGGTAGGGAGATGATTTCAATTCGTTCCTTCCATTCTTCAGGTAATTTAAGTAATGTGGTGTAACCGTTCTCCATATCTATCCAGATTAGATTCTTGAACTCGGCTAGGGCACCAGCTAGTTGAGTCTTACCTGTTTTAGGTGGGCCATAGATTAGTACACGATGAACAGATGAGACAGCTTTTTGTGTGAGTTTCATATTAGACCCAGACTTTCTCAGGTAGGGTAGTTGCTAGTATCTTATTTACCAAAACCTTGCCTCTCTGAGCTAGAGAGTAGTTACCGTTTATGATTTCTATCAGTTCACATGCTTTGAATTCTACAAGAGCACGCTGTTGTGCTGGAGAATCTAGATGAGGGAAAGTCTTTGCAAAATTAGGAGAGTATTGTAATGCCATTAGCATTTCTACTTTAAGTGGTGTGAGTTTCATGATATTCCATACTCTTTGAGTTTAGCTGCTTGATTTTTGTTAATCATTTCTAGTGCCTTAATGTGGTAATCCTTGGTACGAACTTTGTGTTCCAGGCTTAACTGATACTCGTTAAGAGTGTCAATTATCTGGGTGTGTGAAGATGTGCGACACATGAGTTTAGTATATTCATACTCCCTGAGTTCTCTTGTACCTTGCAAGTAGGCAAGGCCTTGGGATAGTTGTTGTGCCATCATGTCTCTTTAGTTAGTTGTGATTGGATCAGATCATTGAGAGAGATATGAATCTGATACTCGGCATTCTTGGTTTGTATTTCCTCATACGCCGATACGGTCAGTGGTTTCTCTAACCTGTCAGTGGACATATGACATAAGTTCATGTACTCACACTCACGGAAATAAGAGAAACAAGATTCGCCACGGGTAGGATACAGGTCAGATGATTCGTAAGAGGCTATTGCATCTACATCTAATACTAACTCTCTTATCCAGCGTGCGCGTTGGGCATATGATTTAGAAAAAACAAGGTGCTCGTAGGAGTATTCTTTGGTGGAATAGACAAGGTATATGACCTTGTAAGAAGATAACTCAGGAAAGATTGCATCGAGAACGATGGAATATCCAATAGCTTGTGAGGAGTTCTTATAAGTTGCAGGGTTGAGAGTGAGTGCTGAAGATGTTTTGCATTCCAGTACGATGACCTCTCCTGTTGTGTCATGTTGCAAGACTGCATCAACAAAGCCTCTGTACTTAAAATCATTTGGGAGATGTATGATGAAGGATAATTCGCAAGCAGGCTTTCCTTTATAACTGACGAGGGAATATCCATCTAAGAAACCTGCCTCTCTTAATGCAATGAATTTTTGCACAGCAAACATGGCTGATGCAAATGATTTATTTTGTTTGGGATTCTCTGCAAACAACTCTGGTGTCCAACGTAGGAATAGGGCCCAGTAGATTTGCTCGATTGTCTTACCTTCCAGGACTGCCTGTATTCCTTCACCTACAATGTGTCCGTAAGCAAAGGTAATTGATTCTGTCTCTGTCTCAGATGTTTCTCTTACTGATCCTAGTTTCTGGAGCTGAAACTTACGGGGACACGAGTGTAGAGTTAAGAGAGATGAATAGGAGAGATTGAGGATTCGGGGATCAGTCTCAGTTGGTTGCTTGTCATAGAGTTCAGACTTAGGCGGGGTGATGGGATCGTCGAACATAGTAAGTACCTAATGATGTTAGATTGTTCTTGTGAGGTGTAATGTGATTCGAGCAGAACAGTGAACATATAAAGAGTGTAGACTTTAGATGTGGATTCAGATGAGGGTTGTATAGATAAGGCAGAATGATTTAGTGTGCGATCCGCTGGTAGGATGTAGTCATAACAATCTAACCACTCAGCTAGGACTCTATACTTATTCTCTAGTATTGATTGCTTATAAGCTAAGACTGCCAGAGATTCTTTGAGAGTAAGATCATACATCACAACTCCTAAATGTCATCCAAAGATATCTTCTTCATCGACTTACCTTTACCTCCTGAGAGAACTGAGGTTGCAATGGTTGTCTGAGTTTGTTTCATGAGACCAGAAACAATAATGCCAACTTGCTCTGGTGAAAGTATCGTAACTAACTCAGGGTCTTGTTTGATATTAGCGCGGATAGTTCGCAAGAGAGTTGGCATCGAAGGCAGGGAGGAGATCATAGATGCAGATAGTTCTGCTATCTTAAGGGAGATTGTTTCGTGTGGTGTCATTGGAATAGTGCTCCATGATGGGTTAGTTGGGAGGTGATGAAGTTGTAGTGATCTAAGGAATATATCTTGTCGCCACTCGAGAGATAGATAACTGTTTTGAAATCAGCACCTTGATCTGCAGGACGATAAGATTGTATGTGGGCAATGCTTACCACCTGAGTGCAATGTCTCGTGTTAACTTTTATATAACGGGGCTGGGAGGAGCATGTCATACTGAATCCATGTTAGAGTGTTCGAGAATCTGTCTGGTCTTAAGTCTGAATTTAATAACAGTACCATCACGCTGAGAATATAGGATGGCAGAGATAGGGGGGTTAGCTTCTGCACAATCTAACTTATAGGCCAAGTCTAAATCCTTTTCTTTCCAGAGCGCATGAATTACACGTTGGTGGAGGCGCCTGTGAACTACTACATCACACTTTCCGTTTAATTTTATTTCATTCCAGATGGGAGTGTATTGGCGCATGGGGATGGGTGATTATATTTAGACAACCTAGATTTCTGCATTGATCTTCACAAGACTACCAACGCCCATCAGAATCTAAGAAGTTACCAGCTAAGTTGTCTAAATATATACACATGTCGGAGATACTAAAATGCCCCCACAGGTTCTCACAGTTAAGGATGTTCCCGTGGGGGCAAGTAGACAGTTTACAATCATGTCCAGGATCTCCCTATTACTACCTACAAACTAGGCTTTGACTCGAGTTGCACAAGTCCGAGAAGATAGTAACTACAGGTATCAGAGGCCCAGAGAGTCTTCCAAGTTAACTTCCTTAGCTGCGATCAGTACGTCTGCACGTTTGAACAACAACTCTACGATCTCTGCGAAGTCACTAGCGCGAGTCGTATGTTCCATGTAAACAGACAAGCGGAGCTTGAGTTTGCCGATAACATCTTTCTTAGTCTTGATAGGAGCAAACTTGGCACCGAAGATTTTCGCAGCAGTAGCAGCTTGCTCTTTAGTAGATGTTGTAACGGAAGTGATAACAGTAACATAGTCAGCTTGGAAGTCATCCCACACTTCCTTAGGAATAGCAGAGCGGCGATCTTCTTTCTCCAGATTGGCAATTGTATTCCAATCAACCATAGAGTAATCGAAGTTATCAGATGTCAATGTTTCGTTTTCATTGATAACATCACGGGCACGTGCGATAACTACGTCGGAGACAGCTTCCAACAAGAGAGACATAGCTTTCTCATTGCCAGATTCCAAGATAGCACAAATACCTTCGACAGATGGGACAGGTAGTTTAGCCAGTTCAACTGTAGCACGTTTAGTTACAACGCCAGTGTCTGTATCTTTGACGGAGCGGAAGTTAAATTTGACAGCTTGATAATCCAATTTGTTATCGAAGTTAACTGCGATGGGTGCGATAGTGGCTTGAGTGGTTGTGGTGTCGTTCATTTCATTTGCTTTCAGGTTACGCTAGTTAATCTAGCAGGGTGGGGAGACAGAGATACTCGATTTGTTTGCGAGTGAATGGAGTATCTCACAGGTGGCGATGGTTGTCAAGGGGTATCGGATTCTATTATCTATTGGCTTGATTTTTTATCTTAAGATTGCATCTCCCTGTTATCTAACTTGCCTTTAAAATACTCAGCTTTTTCAGCCAATGTATTACCTTTGATTCTCTGAGATTGGATAGCTTTAGTGAATGTGTCTTGTTCACATATCACGTAGAGTTCTTTCTTGGCACGGGTCACCGCAGTATACAACAACTCTCTTTGCATCATAGTTGAGTGAGAATTATGTAAGAGGAGGAATACCTTATCCCATTCAGAACCTTGTGACTTGTGAACTGTTAGGGCGTAACCTAAGATGAGTGCGTTAACTTCTGCTGCTTTCGTGATCGTCTTTTCGGTGTCTGAATCCATCATACGCAAGCGGATGTGGTGGGATGATTGAGTTACTCTATCTTCTCCATTTGTGTCAGCTACTTGAGCAAGGATGAAGTCGATATCTGTTTCGCTAGGGTCTTTGATGGTTTGTGAAGTATCTTCTATGCCGGAGGGTTTATTATAATGGCCCCAGTAGTCAAGATAGGTGGACTCAGTTTGTGCAGCAGCGCCAGTGTATGATGGATTGGGGAAGATATCTAAGATGATTGCATCCTCACGATCATATAGGACTTTGTCACCCACTGAGTAGTAATGTTTCACGAATCCTGCAACAACTTCCCAAGTTACGAGAGATGATTTGCGAGCGATCTGGTTGGCAATAGATTTATTTAGTTCGATAGTGCCATAAGATTTATTAAAAGGGATGAGGATGATATCGGATTCTGGATTGTATTCACCAGCGTTATATAGCTTGATGAATAGTTTCTCGGATACGGATAGGGCAGATTCGGCATCTATCTTTTTCTTCCATGCTGTTATCTTAAGTTGGTCAGGTACATTCCATGATTCTAAAGATGCTGGTTGGATAGGTAGGCCAGATAAGATACGGTGCGCTAATCGGATGATAGGAGACTCTAGGGCTTGGCGATATACTTCTGTTAGTTCTACCACCGGCAACTCCAACAACTTGAATCCTAGTATAGCTGCTCCGAATACAGGCGGCAACTGTTGTATATCTCCAAGGAATATGATCTGTGGGTTGTGTGGACATGCTGCGATCACTTGATTGTAGAGTTCTGTACCTATCATAGATGATTCTTCAAAGATGATAGTTTTGATTTCAGGTGGCAGAGGATTTAATATACCCCGAGATGGCTCGAATGCCATAGTTGTTTTAGTTTCCCCTGAGTCTGTGACAACTTCATGATAGACTGGCCCATATTCTAATAGCTTATGTATTGTGATGCAATTAGATTTCATTCCTTCATCCATATTGCGCCGGATGTTATTAGTTGCTCGGCGTGTGTATGCACAAACTACAATACCTGGGACACCTTGGGGAAGGTGTTTATGATCGTGGTTGGATAAGATAGGAGTTAGGGAAGATTGGATAAGAGAGTTAACTGTACCTTTCATGCAAGTTGTCTTACCTGTACCTGCTGGCCCAATCAAGATACAAGAGACACCAGAGGATGCTAGGGAAATGAATTCTCCTTGTTTATCATTGTAGGTTATTGAGTTTCCGTATTTGTCAGTGGTATGTAAGAACTCTGCTTTGCGTAGAGATTCGATAGATTCGGAGGGGATGATAGTTGGTTTAGGTTGGAGAGATGTGAGTGTATCTATGAAACCATCAGCCCCCGAATCTATCTCTTGTTTCTTGGCTCTTGCTGCTGCTATGATAGCTGCGAGACGGGATTTGTCTATTGTGGTTGCCATTGCTATGCACCTATGAGTTGTAGAGATAATATAGATTGTGGAGATAATATAAGAGAGATGCGGGGTAACCTTCCATGCTCGCTCCCTTCGGTCGCTATCTGTGTGAGGGAAGATAATAGAGTCTGTGTGAGGGTCATTGTAGTTCTCCTGATAAAGGCGACGGTTTATTCTGGTAATTCTGTGCCATATTCCATCTTGCTTTAGCTTTGATGAAAGATACTAGATCAGGGTAGTTCTTACGTTGGGGTTCTGAGATAGGTGCAATATCTATCATGTTCTGGATGTTAGCATCCTCTGCTGATTCAGTAGGTTTAAGGATACGATATGATGTGCGAGTTGCAGATGCTAGATCAATGTCACCCAAACCAAGATAGTTTTGTTGCAGCTGTTTTCCTCTACGTAGATGGCGCATGAGAGCCATTGCATGTATGGAACCTTCTGCAACTATGTTATCTTCACAATGCTCTATTAATTCATTCAGGTCGGCTTCTGGTATTTGAAAGATAGAAGATTCTTTGGCACATTTGATAATGATTTCTTCCCAGTAATCTGCTAGTTCCATCTTAGTACCACGAATAGTTACATCAAAGGTAGGGAAGTCGCCAGCGATACGCGCCCAATCTGCTAATATACGGGGATAATCTTCGATACGTTTGTGGGATGTTTTAATTAGCTTTTCGAGAGATAGTTCTCGACGTTGTAGTTCTTGATCGTTGGCATGTGAACGGATGTTATCTGCCCAGTCATTGTAATTTTGCATCCATATCTGTATCCAATGATATGAGTTATCTAGGGATGCAGTGTCAGGAGAGATAGAGAAATGAGGCAATACAAATGATGGATGCTTGATGATTTCTATCTTGCCTATGATATGGATTAGTTGTTCCATATTATTTGCAACGATTTGGGAAGTTACAGTGCCCATATAAGTTGCAGGACAACGCCACTCGATAAGATTAGTTGAATTAAGAAGGGCAAGATATGTTAGATAAGATTCGGTAGGTGTTAGTTTGTTAGCTGCCCACGCTGATGCAAGAGATAAGAGTTTCTTTTGTGGGATGTGGAATATCGGGTGGGTAACTTCTCTGGATGATAGAGATAAGGGAAGATGTTCACAAGAGAATACAACACCTGAATAGGCGCAAGTTATCTTGGATGGGTGTGTCATCATAAATCTCCTAATATTTCTTTCTCATATGCGGCTTCTTGTTCAGGTGTCATATGTCCTGACTCGTATGCACGTTGGCGAGATAATTGTTCTTGTTTTAGTTGATGTGTCTGTGATAGTTTATATGCGGGTGAGATAGCTCCGGTTTCTACTTTGGCTATCATAGGCACCACCACTTTACGCAACTGCTCTTTCATACGTAGTTCATACAAATCTCTCTCATCTAAGATATTTGTACATAAGTGGGCGATGTATTGTAGTTGTTCTAATGTAAGAACTGGGCGGAATTTGGTGTATTTTTGAATGTCAGACATGATAGAGAATGTCCTCAGAGCGGCAGATTAGGAGAGCGAAAGTTAGACGGTCATCAAGGGATAAGTCAGAAATAAATTCATAAGGTGCGTTAATATAACGTGAGTGCCAAGTGTCAGGCATGATAGCAAATAGGAAATTATTTACATGAGCATAAGAGGATAAGTTAGCTAGTAGTGGGTGCATGATAGATTCTCAGGATGGGAGAGAGTTAATGTATCTGCGGCACGCAGCTGAAAATACATCTTTCATAGATTCTTCTGGGGTCAGAAACATAGAATAGTTTGTGACACAATAGGTATATAGAGATGTTAGTGCCCAGTGATGATGTTGGAGAATGAAATTAGATACGAGAGTTGCTCCGTGTGAGGGAAGTGTTGGATAAGTTATATCGAGAAGTTGTTGTCCAGGTGCCATAAGATATCTCCGATAGGGAGGTGATTAAGAGAACATACCATAGTATGCCATGAGTTTAAGAAACACGAGTGCCTCATCCACTTCTGAGAGTCGGCCTGTCTTATGAGAGACAGAGGAGTTATGATGTAATTCGGCTAGCTCAAGCCATGATAGATAACGTGTACGGATGACCATATGATGCTCCATTGTGGTTGGTTGAAAGAAAGTTAAAAGAAATTTAATATAAGTATCTGGGGGTCATTCTGGCACGGGTGCCAATATGCCAATATGCCAGAATGCCAAAGGCATGTCAAGGGGGGTCCCTGACGCATGATGCTCAGATACTTATATTAACTATCTTCCATAATATAGATGTATGTGTGTAATATCCGCAGGAGTGGGAAGGCCTAAATAGGGGGTATCAAAATTAGAAATAGAAATAAGATATACCCACTATATTAACTATCCTATACACATACATACTATATTACTTGTCCTATCTATATAAGATGCCGAAGGCATTAGGCAGGGGAGGATGAGAGTGTGCCTCTGGCATAATGGCATAATGGCAGGAGAGCCAAAGTGGTTGGAGGATATGTAATATAGTGGGCGGAAAGTTATATAGTATATAAGTGTTGTATTTCCACCACACCTTTTGGGGGTCAGAGCGGGGTTGGGATTCTGGCATTCTGGCACGCGAGCCATACTTATAACCGTGATACTTA